GGTTTAAGTTTTCTTTTTTGTTCTTTTTTTGAGTGGTGTTTCCAGTTTGGGACTTGCATTGTTCGATACCGATTTGACTGGTTTCAGTCTACGTGCTTTTTGTACTTCTGCGTCAATGTCAGGATCTCCTGTTGGTGGCATAGCCTCCGCACTATGAGGATCTAACTTTTTGTAGTAGTCAACTTTTTTTCCATATTGAGGATGCATTCCATTTATCAATTCATTTTCTTTAGGTGGAGGATCATTTGGATAACCCAGTTTAGATGGTTTATCAAAATAATCAATTTCAGATTTAAGTTTCTTAGCAACTTTTTTCATCAACGGATCATTATCATATTGCATAGTCTGCTGTTCTTCAACTTCTTTCTTTTCACGAAAAGGACTGATGTAATCATTTTGCATTCCTCTCATTGCTTTTTCATGAGCAATCGTATTCAGATGTTCTTGAAGATCTTTATCTTTCATAGATTGCCTAAAGCGTTCTGTAATTTTTTCATAATCTTGAGCATTAGAACTAGTGATACTATCAAAGTACATTTGACCATGACCAGTTCGATCTTGAAGAACATTCATTCTCTCAGTGGTTTCATATCCAGCCCAATACTTGTCCTTAGTTCTCCACACTTGACCAGCAGAATTTTTAGATCTAACCATATCATCAGATTGTTTTGATGCAGTTACATCAGGAGTATTCTGAGCTCTGAATTTTCCTTTAAAATTTGGTTTATACTTCTCAACTTTGACTTCGGGAAGAACATAAGATTGTTTAACTTCTCTCAGAATTTTTCTGCGTTTTTCTCTGGAAACTTTTCTTTCGGAAAGAACTCGTCCTTGTGGTTCATGATGAGCAACAACTGATTTTTTTTGTTTATTCTTTTTTGAATATCCAGGTCCAGTAGTAGGAATATTTGGGGATGGTAGAGTATCTGGTCCTAAATTATAAAATTTATTGGGATCATAAGTTCCAGGTTTTTTATATCCTCTTGGACCTGGTGGTATAGGACCTGAAGGTTTTGCAGCAGCAACCTCTATTTCATCATCTTTCTTTTTCTTTTTCTTTTGCCTTTCGTATCCAGTTGTAGCAAGAGTTGTTGGATCAGTGCTACCTAAAGGAGTATTAGGATCGTCTTTCTCTGCAAGTTTAACCGGAACCCACATGTTATATCCATATCCAGGTCTAGGAACTAATTTGTAGAGTGTTCCATCATGACCTCTATTAGTATCACCAACTTTATTTGGTCCATTAGTTCCATCAGGTCTAAGACCAGCAATTTCTTGATCATTATCATCTCTATAACTCTGTGATAGATCAGGATTTTTATTTGCAGGTGGTTCTAATAAGTAATCAACCAACATCTCCGTATATATTTCATCATACATAGCAAAAACTTCATCTGATAATTCTTCCCGTTCCTTTACAGCATTGTCCATTTGTAATCTCAATTCTTTTTTTCTTTCATGAGCTTCTCTTGAACTTTCCATCCACATTTCATTACTTCTTCTTTCAAAGTCCCATGCTTTATTTGATATATCATCAAATCCGCCAGGTCCTTCCCACAGATTTATATACTCACCAAGTATTTTTTGATATTCATCTTGCAACTTTGATGCTTCTAGATAGTCTGCTTCATTATTATAAATGTTTCTACCTTGACGAGGATAATTTGGATTTTTATAAATCTCATCCATCTTATAAGATCTTGAGACTATTTCATATGCAATACC